GAGCAGATGAAGCAATTAAAAAATTTGTGAGAACGGATGGAACAGAGATCAGTTTGGCGCAATTGCAGAAGCGTTATCCAAAATTGGCTAGCAAAGTTTACCCGTAACGGTTAAACTACCTGTGATGTTTAATTTTTGGTCATGGCACGTCGATATGTCAGGGATAAGATAGGCCGTTTTGCTTCTTCTGGAGGAGGCGGTGGAAGCTTTGGCGGTGGCGGGAAAGTAGGCAAGTCAGCTAAGAATGTAAAAGCACGGGCGGCGTATAAAAAGCAAGCGGTGAATTTGAGAGAAGCAAAAAAGATGGCGGGAGGGAAGATGACAACAAGCCGAGAGCAAAAGTATTGGAATAGGCAGTTAGGCGGTGCGAAGTCGGGAATGACCCGCGTAACAAATAGGCTTGCAGGCAAGGGCAAAGGCGCGGCCGCTGCAAAAGCCGTAGGAACTGGGCCAAAGAAAGCAAGAGGAATTAAGAAGAGAAGAGGAGCGAAGGTATATGACAACACGACAAACACATCTATCAAGATGAAGACGGTCAAGAAAAATCTAAGACGTAAATATCCAGAATCTAAGGCGGCGAAATCATTAGAAAAACGAGTAGCAACAAAGGCAAAGAAACCTAGTTATAAGAAGCCAAAAGCAGGTGAAACAGCAAAGCAGTACAAAGCAAGGTTAAAGCGCAGTGGTACAAATTCAACCAAACGCGCTCTTAGCGGAAACTTTGGAACAAGGAGTGAATATTATTCAGTTCCTGGCTCAAAAACGGGAGGAAAACAGACAAGAAAGTCAGTCAATAGGGCAAAGAATAGAGATTTCTATTCAGAAGGATCAAACAAACGCTCAAAAGCCATTACTAAATCTAAGCAACGTAATAAAGCCAAAGTAAAGAAGCAGACAAATTGGGAGAAGAAAATCAAGGGGCGGAAGGGCTAATCGTCGGCAATAAAATCGTCTAGCGTTTCAAGGTTTTCCATTACCTCGGCCCAAAAGCCAGGTACTAATAACACGTCATCATGGCTGTCGGCTTTACCTAGTGTAATAACGTCAGCCATTTCGTTTCCTGTGACGACGTAAACCATTGTTTCGTTTCCTTCACCGTCAACATCTGGAACTTTTGATAATAAATCTCTTAATTCTCGAACAGTGAAGCCTTCTTCTTTTTTGATTGGGCTAGGCATGGGGGTTGATTCCTAGTAGTTTCTGCTAACTTAGAGGAAAACTGACCTTACGGGTTATTTATGACCGAAGAAAATCTTCAAGAGCCTACGGCTGTTGATCCATCTGAACTTGATGCACTAAAAAGAAGCATTGAGGGATTAGAGAAAAAAAACTTTGAACTAATAGGTAAATTAAAGAAAAAAGAAACGCCTGATGTTCCTGCTGATTATCAAGAATTACTTGATTTTAAACAAAAGGCAGAGCAGAAAGAGTTAGAGGCCAAAGGTGATTATTCAAAAGCATTGGAATCAAGGGAGGGCCAATTCCGTGATGCTGTAAAAGATAAAGACGACAAGATCAAAAAGCTTGAGGCGAAGATTCGTGATCTCGAATTGATCTCACCTGCTATGGCTGCTTTATCTAATGCGGTGCATGATACAGATTATGCGTTAGAGAAATTAGGTAAAGATAAATTTGAAGTAGCAGAAGATGGTTCTGTTGTATATGTTGATGAATTTAGTCGGATGACAATAGAAGAAGCTGTTCAAAAGAAGCTTGCTGCAAACGATAGAACAAAATGGGTTGTTAAAAAGCCTATTGCTAGAGGCAGTGGCGCAGTTGGCGGTGGAACTGTTTCGGGTAGCAAAATCTCAGAAGGTGACTTGAAATATTTCTTACCTGAAACACAAAATATGGACGAACAGACAAGGATTTATAGACAACAAGGCGCAGAAGTTTGGAGAAAGTATAGGGAAATGGCCGAAAGCCGCTAATATATATAGCAATGACTCCTCCAATAGGTTACGCCGAATAGGGAGAGTAAGGGTTACGCCCAAACTGCAAAATTTATCTGGATTCTTAAATGGCTCCCACTCGTCGGAGTGATGTCATCATCCCAGAGGTTTTTGTTCCTTATGTCGTTCAAGCGACCACAAATCTAGACCGCTTCTTGCAGTCTGGTGTTGTGCAGCCATTGGCGGAACTAAACGCTGGAGAAGGTGACTTCATAAATGTACCTTTTTGGGGTGCAAACTTAGCTGGTGATCAAGAAGTTCTAACTGATAGCACTTCATTAACACCTGGCAAGATTTCAACAGGAAAGCAAATAGCTGTTCAATTACATAGAGGTCGCGCATTTGAGGCAAGAGATCTTGCATCAATCGCTGCGGGTTCTGATGCTATGGCTGCTATTGGTAATAAGCTTGCTGCTTATATTGCCAACCAAAAGCAAAAAGATCTTCTTGCTGGTTTAGAAGGTTGCTTTGGATCTCTTAACGCTAACGATTCAAATAGCGCATTTTTCTCAATGTGCGTTGACTCAGAAAGTGGAGATTCACCAACTGTTTTAAGTCCAAGAACTGTTGCGGCTGCCAGAGCAAAATTTGGTGAGCAAGGCGACAAGTTGACTGCTGTTGCAATACATAGCAACACTTATTACGACTTGGTTGAGCGCAAGTTAATTGATTACGTTTCTACTGCTGATGCCCGTGGTACAACCACAACTCAGTCAGGCGGATCAATGGCTAATGCTTATGGTGGAGACGATAAAGTTCCTACCTTCTGCGGCTTAAATGTATTGGTTTCAGATGATGTAACCAAAACTGGCTCAGGCGCAACTCAAGAGTATGCAGCGTACTTCTTCCAGCCTGGTGCTGTAGGTAGTGGCGAAATGCAAGCGTTAGACATCGAGCAAGATCGCGATATTCTTGCCAAATCCGACGCGATCAGTTACGACGCGCACTATTGCTATCACCCTGTTGGTAGTAAGTGGGCTGTTACAACAACAAACCCAACTGTTGCTCAGTTAGGTACTGTTGCAAACTGGTCAGCCGTGTATGAAAACAAGAACCTCGGTATAGCTCGCGCTACCGTAGTTTCTAACTACGACTAAGGGGTATTAACAAATGACATCCGTTTTTGAAGCCGTAGGCGGCAAGGCGATTGGTTACGTTTCCGGTGGAGCCGTAACACAAGCCACAAACAAATCGACTGCTGTAACGCTTAACACGCAAGGCGGTCAGATCACTATGAACAACGCTGCACTAGCTGATGGTGCAGAAGTTACCTTTCAGGTGAACAATGACAAAGTTGCTGCAACTGACGTTATTGTCGTTAATCATGGTTCTGCTGGTACTGCTGGCGCGTATTGGCTGGTTGTTTCAGCAGTTGCGGCTGGATCTTTTAAGGTCACAGTTGGCAACTTGTCTGGTGGCTCATTAAGCCAAGCAATTGTGCTTAATTATGCTGTTATCAAGAGTGCAGCAAGCTAATGGGCTTGTTCGCTTTTAGGCGATTAAGAGAACGCGAGGCTGCTGCAGAAGTAGCGGCCTCAACTTCTGTTATTGAGAAGCCCAAACCAAAACGCAAGCGCAAATCTAAAGTAACCACTGATGGCAATAACAATTCATCACACGGCGGGAGCAGCGAACGCAAATAGCTACATTTCATTGACAGAAGCAAATGAACTGATTGAAGGTTTAGTTGCTACGGATGATGTTGTTGCGTGGGAAGCTGGTTCAACAAGTGACGATTACAGAAACCGCGCTCTTTATAGTGCAGCGCAACGGATTGACCGTGAAAGATTTTTAGGTGCTAGGGCAACAGATACTCAAGCAATGCAATGGCCTAGAACTGGGGTAAGAAAACCTGATACTTATATCAACAACTATAATTTGGGCTTTCCTTTTACAATTACTGAGGATTATTTCACTGATACAGAAATACCAGATCAAGTAAAGAAAGCACAGGCGGTATTAGCTGCTTATTTAAATAACAATAAAGATGCTTTAGATTTAACAGGCTTAGAATCCTATAGCACATTAAATGTTGGAAATATTTCAATTACTCCTTACAGATTCGGAGCTGTAGGGTTCAATGCTGTTCCACCTATGTTTGAACGCTACTTCAGGGGCATTAGAATAAGTGGACCTAGTAACATTGCAGTAAAACGCAGCTAACCATGATTTATCCAGCAGCAACAATCATCACAGATCAAAACACCCATACAGGACGTTTTGGAAAAGTTCATGCGTTAGCAGATGCTTCTTGTACTTTTGTTTCAAGTGATCTTACAGAGAACGGATCATCAACAATTAACGGAATCACAATGAACGCAGGGACAGAAATCGAGGGGATGATAATTACAAGTATCACATTGGCAAGCGGTCAGGTTGTTGCTTATCGTTTGTAATGGCAGTTAAACCAAAAGGCTTAAGGAAAGGCGTTAGTAAAGCTTTTAAGGCTACAGGTGGCAGCGTCATTATTCGCAAAGTAACGGCTGCTGCTTACAACACAACTACTGGAGCTGTTGGTGAGACAACTGCTGATACAACGGTTAAAGGTGTTGTTGGGAATGTCGCGGCAAGAGAAGTAAAAGGCTTGATCAAGGCAAACGATAAAAGGTTAACGATTGCGGCGGAAGACTTGGATTACACTCCAACGGCTTCAGATCGTGTTGTTATCTCTTCTATCGTTTATCAAATTATTCAGGTCGAGACCACGGAATTAGCTAATACTGCTATTAGCTACGATTTGGTATTGAGGGCATGACAAAGAAAATTTCATTACAAGAGATGGTTGATCTTCCTGAAGAAGTCTTAAACGATATTGTTAAGAGGGTTGTGCCTTGGACAGAGAGTCTATTGAAGCAAGGAACACCCGTTGATACTGGAAGATTACGCGCTAACTGGCAGATTGGAGAAAATACAGATCAAGGAAAAATTATTAGCAAAGGAAGTTATGACAAATCGAAACCAATTCCTTTATCACAAGTTTCTAAGTCTGGAGGAGGATCAGGAAGACCTCGAAGGGCTAATTATCAAAGAGAAAAACTAGGACCAACGTATTCAATTTTTAATAACTTGCCTTATGCGGAACCAAACGTTTTAGGAACTAATTTCCCACCATCATGGGGAAATAAATTCAGAAGTAGAGAGAACCAAGTTCAAAAAGGTTGGTTCCATAGTGTAGAAAAGCAGGTTAAAGATAAAGTTCAATCTTTTAGATGGGAGGATTAAATGAGCAGCACTTTTAACGATGTTAGAGCAGCTATAGAAGGCCGCATTGCAACAGAGATGGCATTAAGTCCTGCTTATCCTGTTAGTTACCAAAACGCTCCATTTACTCCACCTAATAACACACCTTGGATTGCTGTTTATCTTCTTTTCGGTGCAAATAATTATGCAACATTAGAAGCACCTGCTACGGGTAAATCATTTAATAGACAAACAGGAACTATAACAATTGATATCTTTACACCTATCGGAGTAGGAGCTGGAGCAAATTACACCATAGGAGAAAGAGTAAAAGATAAATTTGACAGGGCTAAGTTTAGTAGTCTTATTTTTGAACCATGTTCAGGATTAGCTACAATACAACCAGCAGAGCAAGAAGCGTTCTTTCAAACGCAATTCTCAGCTACATTTGATGCATACTTAGACTAATTTAATCCAATGGCTGTCACTGTTTTATCAGGTACGTCTGGAGCCTTGTACTACAAACCTGCTGGTACAACAGGGACATTTTCTCCATCAGACGTAACCATAGGTACAGAAACTATGGTTGTTCAATCTTACTTAAATCTAAAAGTAGGAGATCCAGTTAAATTTCAGGTTGTTGATTCTTCTTCTGGAGGGTCAGGAACAGGAACTTTACCGGCTGGATTAACTGCTGGAACGACTTATTACGTTAGTGCTTATACCGCAAGTACTGGAGCTTTGAAGGTTTCTGCTACTAATGGCGGCTCTGATGTAAACCTAACTGATGTTGGAACAGCAGCAGCTCCTAATGAATTTGAGGTTTATTACAACGATTATGCTGCCATTGGACAAGTTCAATCTTGGTCTTTTGAAGTAACAAGAGCTGAAATTGACGTGACTACTATTGGTCAAACAGTGGGACAAACAGCACCTTTTAAAAATTATATTCCGGGCTTTGCTGATGGTTCAGGTAATGCAAGCGTTTACGTTACAGACGAAGATGCTGCTTTATCTAACAGACTTGTAGAAGATGTTCTGCAACGTCAGCAAGTTGGAGCTGCATTTAGGCTTTACACAGAT